AACATAATAAGCATTGGTTTTGTCCTGGTAAATCACCAGTTGAAATTACCGAGTGTGTGATGGATTATGCAGCTGGAGTGGATGAAATTGGTGAGACTGATTTTGAAAATCTTGATGGAACAACATCTAAATGGCTGCAAATGCAAGTGTATGTTGCTTGTATGTTGCGGTATTACCATCCTGATTATCATTTTGCAATTCGTGAATACGCTAATTATTTGCTTAGCATTCCAGCTTTTGCTAAGCGCTTCAATTTTAAATATGAGCCCGGTGAGGGAGTCAAAAGTGGCAACCCGGCCACTTGTGACGGTAATACTCACACTGATGGCTTTGAGGAATATTGTTGCATTCGAGAAACATTTTTACATTTGACAACATTTGAATGTTTCTGCCTAATTGGTCCCAAGTTTGGTGATGATGGGTTAACTCGAAAAGAACTTAAACGAGCCCATACAAAAATTTGTGACCAATTGGGATTGCGTATGAAATTTGAGACATGCTTACCTGATACCGGCGTAACCTTTTTAGCAAGGGTATACGTCGATCCTTGGACAACCAGCACAACTATGCAGGATCCACTTCGAACTTGGAGGAAGCTGCATCTCACCGCTAGAGACCCTAATGTTCCCTTGGAAACAGCCGCTCTTGATCGATTGGACGGCTATATGGTCACTGATCGGTTTACACCGATAACCAGTGATTATTGTCAAATGATTCAGCGTAATTTTATTATGAAGGTTGCTGAAGATACCAAGAGGGCTCAGAGGTTATCAAAAGATCGTGAGAAAACATACTGGTTGACTCAAGGTGGCGCTTGGCCCCAGGATCCAAATGATTATGATTTAATGTTTGATTGCATTTCGGCCCGGACTGGATTCGATAAGGAAGTTTTAGAAGAATTCAGGTTGCATTTACAACAACTTAATAATCCCTGGGAGCTCCGTTCCCTCAATCGAAATGAAGAGCCTTGTCCTTATAAAGACACACTCGATGAGGATGCCATGCCAACGGAGCCTTTGGACGCTCGTCAAATACAAGAAGATGTTGAAAGTAAGCATTTACGAGCAAACCCTGAGACTACCCGAACGAGTCGCAGAGAAAATCAATCCCCTGGTGGAGGAGCTTCGCCTTCTAGAAATAGAAGACGAGGCAATCCACAGGGATTTGCTAAATTTCCAAGCCTGCCTAAGAGCAGTGAACGAAAAATTGGAAAGAGCGGTAACAGCACTAACATTAAAA